TGGGTTCACGCCTTTGTAAGCACGCCATTTCCAATTACCTTTAGCAGAACATATTTTAGCATTATGAATGATGTATTCGATGCGTTTCTTAGGATCTGCTTTGGCAAAAATCCGGCATTGTTCAGCCAGGTCGATTGAGATTGATTTAGTTAAACGCAAATCGGCATCAATATCTAAGCCACGAACAACACCAGTTTTGGGATCTGGGTTGTGCGAACTAGGTTTCAATGCATGCCTAGCATCTCCTAAAGTTCCATCTGATCGTCTATCACGATCTGGAAAATTATCATCTACCTGCTCACGAAACTGAACGGCAGACTTACTAAGCCACCACTTCAATTAAATGCTCCGAATTCTCGCATTCCCATCGGAAATTTGTTTGATTAAGTATTAATTCTTCATGACCGCATTCTGGCATTGGAGGAATAAAAGCATCGTCAATTGGATCATATGTATAACCAACACCTGCATAGTTATATCTAATTTTTCCATTATATGAAGTGCGCTTACATGTTAAACCTTTAAAATTGCCATACCAAATTTCAGGATCTAAACCTTCAATTAATTCGGTTTCATCAATCCCAACAATAACTTCAACAATTTTATTTTTATCGTCTAAAAATGCGTAATGTGCCATTATGCCCAACTCACATTTCCTGTGCCAGCAGTGATTGTCGTTATCTTATATGAACCACTTGTAGAAGTTGAACCAGTTAAACCTGCTCCAATTGTAATTGTTTTTGCACTATTGTATTTCAAAACAACAACACCTGATCCACCATTACCACCTCGTTGACTATCGCCATAGCCACCACCACCGCCACCACCACGATTGGCAGTTGCATCTCCACCATCAGAACCAGAACCAGAACCACTACCACCAACACCAGAACCTCCAGTGCCACCAGTTCCACCTTTAACTCCACCACCGCCACCACCTGCGTAATTTAATGATGAACCGCTAATTGATGATGAAATACCAGTTCCACCATTACCGCCATTATTGCCAGAACCATTTGCGCCATTACCACCAGCACCACCGCCACCACCAGAAGGATAGTTTGGTGAATAAACTCCATTACCACCAGCACCTCCAGTGCCCGATCCTGATGCTCCAGTTCCAGCATAACCACCGCCACCACCAGAACCATTAGATGCACCACCTGCAGTTCCGTTTTGTGTACCACCTTCATCAGTTCCGCCTTTACCGCCATATCCAGCAGTTGCAGTATTGAAAACTGAATTGTTTCCGTTTGAAGCAATACGATTACCACCTGCGCCACCTGCGCCAATTGTGATCGAATAATTTGATGTTAATGCAGCTGCAAGCGTTCCAGTTAAAACTCCACCTGCTCCACCACCGCCAGCGTAGGCTCCACCGCCTCCACCGCCTCCAACTAAAAGATATTCAACTTGTAACGGTTGTTCACCAGCACCAGCAAAAAATCCTAAAATTAAATTAGGCAATTCCGCCCACCACGATCCAAGAATTTGCTGCAATTTTTAGACATGATGCAGCCTTTTTAGTTGCAAGTGTTGGACTAGCTGCAACTGCTCCTGCAGAAGTTACTGTTGTTGTTCCTGATGTTACTGCTGAAATTGTTGTTGTTCCTGCACCTTTGCAATAAACATTCAATACTGTGCCAACTGGAAATGCCACTGAAGCATCTGTTGGGATCTTAAAATCATTTGCAGAAGCGTTGTCCATTGTAATTACTTTGTTTAATCCATCCGCTAAAACGGCAGTATAAGTTGTGCCTGTTTGAGCATTTATTGAAACACCAACAAAAGAGGTGTCGATCGCTCCTGCTAGTGTTCGGATAGCGAGTGCGCCATCTTTTACCAGATCGGTATCGTCTGGTGTTTCCCACCCAAAATTGGTTGTGTTTGCCATATTACGCTATTACTCCTATCGCATTCTGCCAGGTTATTATACTTGATAAAGTGTTCCATGCCTCTGAAGCATTCACATCTTCCCATGCCTGGAATACGGCTGAGAATTCGATTGGGCTTAAGTTAATGGTTAAGAACAATTCATTGAAAGATGTGCTCCAGTTCCATCCCTCTACATACCCCTCAAAAACGCCTCCAGTGGCGATTTGAGAAGGTAAATCGGTGATCCTGATAGGTTGCCCTATAAACACGCCTAATAGGGCATCTCGGTCAGTATTGTCTAATTCAGGGTTAGTTATTGGGAAAGTGATGCTATCAAAGTTCGGTTTTGGAAATGCACGAAGTGAGATATATCGGTTAGCCACATTCTGAGCATCTGTTGCGCTATGAATGGTTGAGTTAATAGTTTCGGCTTTATAGCCATAAGTTCCAATTGAAACGCTATCAATAGCAACCTTCTGAGATCCGAAGTTGTTTCCATAGTTAATGGCTATTGAGTTACGAACATCGCCAATCTGGGTCTTTGTGGCTAAACCTGACCCGATAGCAGTATTGGCTGAGATTTCAGTGAAGCCATTTGTAGCTGCATAATCCTGACGATGAGCAGCATCTGCATAACCGATATTACCTTCAGCATCTTCATAAAGATAACCAAAGGCTGAGTTAGCAATTAAGGATGCAACATTGTAAGTCGTATCCTCAGAAGATCCACGATTTTCCATTGTGTATTGTCCAGGACGATCAATCTCGCCTAAACCAAGATTGGCAGCAGTTGCCCAAGTTTCAGTGGCTGAATAAGTTGCCCAAGTTTCAGATGCAGATAAGCCATTCCAGTTGTTTAATAGATATTGGCTTAGAAGTGTATAAATCTGATCGCCATCTTTAGATTGGCTTAAAACTCCCGTAGTGATGATCTTTGCTAATTTAGCCAATGATCCAAGTGCAATAATTGAATAACCGATAACCGATCCAACTGCTCCAGTAGCACCTACTGAAACTGTTATATCTGTGATATTGCCACCAAAGATAGATACGAATGATCCTGAACTATCTTTGACCTGAAGTGATAATCCATCGTTTACTTCAAAGTTATAGGTTTGATTTTCTAAAGCAACTAGATCAATCTGAATGTAACCAGGATTAGGTTGCTGATAAATGTCTGAGCGACCAGCCTCATGAGAAATGTCTGAGATTGCTACATTTGTGTAATCAACGCCATTAATGCTTAATTGCCATTCAGGAGTGAATAGGCTCATTAATTACCTCGAACGCTTGTTCCCGCTAACGCTGGGATTGATCTGGCTGATGATTGGCTTAATACCTTTGCAACGGCTCTTGAAGCACCTTCAGCATCCACTGCCTTAACTGTAATGTTGTTTACTGTTGTTCCTGCCCTTGCTGCTGCGCTGGCTTGTTGAGCAGCGGTTGCGGTTGTTGTTGCGGTTGATGCGGTAGCGGTTGCGGTAGCAGCTGAAGAAACGGCTGAAGATCCGCCAATGGTCGGCACATTTGGAAGAATTGGAATTGCATTGTAAGCATTGATAACTGTGTTAATTGCAGTGATTGCACCTTTAACGGCTAATTCAACTGCATCGATAACTCCGCCAATAATGTTAATTACTCCACCAGCGATCGTTCCAATAACCTTTAACGCTGCGCCTAAGCCATCAATTAAAATTGGGATAACATACTTCTGCAAGAAATCGCCTAGTTTTTGAAATTCTTCTTTATTGTCTGAAATAGCCTTCTTAATAGGATCAAAGTATGAAGCAAATTTACCAAGTGCTGGAATAACCTGGTTAACAACAATATCAACCAATTTCTCAATGTATGGAAGCAAAGCATTTCCAATGCTCTCTTTACCTTCATCGAATGCTTGCTTTAGGCGATCCATTCTGCCTTGAAAAGTTTCAGCATTTCGAGAAGCTGCGCCACCATAAAGTTCAGATAGTTTCTCAGTTGTCTGAGTGAAGTTCATGGTCTTTAGATCAGCAGCTGATAGACCAATTCCCAACCTGGCTAACTTTGTATCTTGTCCTTCATAGGCTTTGGCTAAGGCTTCAGTTACTGATGCAAGATCCTTGCCAGTTCCCTTAGATACATCTAAAGCAAGTGTTAATAATTCTTGAGATTTTGTGGTGCTCTTTGTAGATACTGCAAGCCTCTGCATCGCTCCACGAAGATCAGTATCTGATACACCAACGGCTAACTGGGTCTTGCTAATAAAATCTTCTGTTGCCTTTACTTGAGCATCTGTTGCTCCTGTGGCGGTCTTTAATGCACTGGCTAGTCTTAATTGTGCTTGCTCATCTTCAATGGCTGCCTTAACGCCATCTATACCGATTTTGACGGCATAACCAGCAGCGGCTACTGCTGCAACGGCAAACGCTGCGCTCGCAGCCTTACCAAACTTTTCGATATTGGATGCGGATTTATTTACATCATTATCAGCATCATTTAACTTCTTTTTAAGATCATCGACATCAGCAAGGATGGATAACTTAAGCGTTCTATTACCAGTTGCCATTATCCCCACTCCTTAAGAATTCGATCAAAGGCTGCTTCCCACTTGTTAACTAATTCAGGCTGAATTCTGCGAAGGGTTGGATATATGAACCAACCTCGACTACCTCGACCTTGCCGTCCACTATACGCAGGGAACTGTTTGAATTTATTAGAACCAAACTCAAGACCACCCCATAGGGTTTGCGTTGTAGCACCACCTGAAAACTTCTGTCGTGCAAATCCGTAACTGAACTCGCCGATCTTGCTCGACTTCGAGATACTAACACCTTGCGCAACTCGCTCAACTGCTTTGCCTGATTTAGTTCTTGTTGCAGCTGTTGCTTTAATTTCTTCAGATGCAAAATACGCCAAAGCCGCAGATTGAGTTCTTGCTTCATCTGTCGCTTGTTCATCCATCGCCTTAAATGCTTTTAATATATCTCGGATATCGGAGCGATCATAGGCGATCTTAACATCACTCACTTTCGCTCCTTCAATATCTCGATCGCAGTAAGAAGATCCTCTGCGGTTGTCCATTCACTCATCGGGATCTTGGTTGCAAGTGCAACCTGAACCAATAAGCGACTTACGCTTCCTTCTGGATGGCTTTTGGGTCGCCATCATCACCGACTATTACATCAGCAACTGTTTCCATCCAAGCCTCGAATGGTTTAACTGGCTTTCCAGCAAGTTCACGCTTATGGGAATTGTAAGCAAGAAACATAAGATCCCAGATACCCATTTTATCTTTCGCTTGTCCAATGGTGTTTCCTGTCTGCTTTTCCCACTTTGCCCACTCAGGCGGTTGGGCGATATAAAGTGCTTCCTCGCCTGAGTTATATTTAATTGTTATTGGCAGTTTCATTTATTGCTCCCGTTTCTTATCTCTTAGGAGAAGGTTTCTGTAACTTCGCCTCTTGCAACTGGGAAAGTGAAAGATACTGTTTGAGCATCTGTTCCTGAGCCACCTGCGGTTGGATATACTGGAAGAACTGGGAACACAAATTGCGCTCCAGTTGCAGTTGTTAATGTGATTGAAATTTCTGAGTTTGGTGCAGTATCGCATGCAGTCCAAAGTGCTTCGCAAACTGAAGAAGTTTTGCCCCAGTCAGCAAGCATGTCTAATTGAAATGTGCCAGATACATTAACAACTTTGTAGGCTTCGCCATCCAAAGTCTGGTATGTCTGACGATCGAAAGTCTTTGTTAAGACTGCGTTTGTCGCTTGTGCTTCGATGTCTGTTCCACCTGTGAAAGACAACGAAATA